CGTCGTCGGATACGACGTCAACCCGGCCGTGAAGGAGTACCTGGCCAAACGGGAAACCCCGTACCGCGAGGAAGACCTTCAGCCACTGCTGGATCGGCACCGCGTGGAGTGGCGCGACTCCATCAGGGAGGTCGTGGAGGACGCCGGCCTGATCTTCGTGGCCGTCCAGACACCTCACGAGCCCCAATTCGAGGGTGTCACGCCGCTTCCCGACGAACGCAGGGACTTCGACTACACCTATCTGGTCGACGCGGTCAGGGCGGTGGCCAGCGCAAGTGCCGAACTGGGGGAGAGGCGCACGTTGGCGGTCATCTCGACCTGCCTGCCGGGCACTTTCAACCAGTTCATCAAGCCGCTGCTCAACGAGTACATCGACTACGTCTATTGCCCGCTGTTCATCGCCATGGGCACGGTTGTACGCGACTATCTGTTGCCCGAATTCAACCTCATCGGCGTCGAGAGCGAGGACGCGGCCGATCTTCTGGAGGCGTTCTACACTCACATCAACGACGCACCACCGGTGCGGACGGATGTGACCACCGCGGAGGGCATCAAGGTCTCCTACAACACCTGGATCACCGCGAAAACGGTGATCGCGAACGCTTGGGGCGAGCTGTGCGAGCGCGTCGGCATGAACTTCGACGACATGTTCAAGGCCTGGACGCTGGCTGAGCGGCGCCTGATCTCGCCGGCGTACATGTCCGCGGGCATGAGCGACGGCGGCGGTTGCCATCCCCGCGACAACATCGCCCTGTCCTGGCTCGCCGACGACGTGGGCATGAGCTTCAACCTCTGGGAAGCCCTCATGGCCAGCCGCGAGGCCTACGAGAAGTGGCACGCAGACGTGGTGATCGAGGCAGTTGAGGAGCACGAACTGCCCGTCGTGCTGCTCGGGCGGGCCTTTAAGCCCGAGACTGACATCGAAACCGGCAGCCCCGCGATGCTGATGGCGGAACTGCTGCGCCTCGAAGGGGTTCAGTTCCTCCACGTCAACGACGCCATCCCCAATCAGCGGGCGATTTACTTCATCGCCACCCAGAACGACCGCTACCGGCACTACCAGTTCGCACCTGGATCGGTCGTCATCGACCCGTTCGGCTACATCCCCGACCAGGAGGGCGTGATTGTACGGAGGTTGGGACGCAGATGATCACCAAGCACACCCCACCCAAGCTCGCCAACAAGCTCGACGCCCAGAACGCAGCCCGCAAGCGCCGCGAGCTGCTTGAGGACTTCGCCAACTACGCCGGCGTGTCCAAAGAGCTCGTGGATCTCTTTCTGGAGTCATATTGCGGGTAATCGGGCTTCTCAACTGGTACGAAGAGGACCCCGCATGGCTCGCTGAGTGCGTCGCATCGGCCGCACGGTTGTGTGATCACCTGATCGCCGTCGACGGCCCATACGCCGCCTTTCCTGGCGCCCTGCAGAAGCCGGCCAGCGGCACCGAGCAGGTCGACGTCATCCTGCGCACCGCTGCCGGCACCGGCATGGGATGCACCATCCACCAACCCCGCCAACCGTGGTGGGGCGACAAGTGGGGTGGCGAGGTCGCCAAGCGCGACTTCATGTTCAATCTCGGCATGACCTTCGCCGAGCCGGGTGACTGGTTCCTCCGCATCGACGCCGACGAGGTCATCACCGACGTACCGGCGGACGCCAGGGTCCTACTGAAGAACACCCCCTACCACGTCGCCCAGGTGACGCTGTGGGAGCGCGAGGTATCCGGCTGCATCGGCGAGGCCAGAGACGGCTCTGGCGACTACTTTCAGCCGTTCCGGTGCCTGTTCCGAGCCCTGCCAGGGATTCGCATCGAACAGACGCACTACACCGTGACTGCGGAGGTCGACGGCGAACGCAAGACATTGAACGGGTTGTGCCAGCTCCCTGCCGAGGACCTTTCCGATCTGCGCCTCGAGCATCGGACTCGACTGCGCACCAAGGCCCGTCAGCAGTTGAAGGCTGAGTACAACGCCCTGATTAATGATTTCGAGAAGGTAGAAGATGGCACTAGGTAGGAAGCTGCACGACGGCACTGTGGTCCGCGACCCTGATGCGGACTTCCTTGAGGCTCAGATCGCCGAGTACGAGGCCCTGGTTCGCGCTGGCCACACTGTTCGCGCTGCCGTCATTGCAGAGGAGTTGCGTCTCAAGGGCCACGAAGTGCGCCCCGCTCGGCCCCAGGCGGGCCAGAAGGAGCGTGCGGTGGCCAATGAGACGCGGGAAACGGCAGTCAGCGACGACGACGCTCCCAAGCGCCGCCCCGCTCGCCCGAAGAAGTCGGAGTAAGTATCTGAATGGCCGAAGACCTCTTGCCGGCCGACGTTGAGCAGTACACCAAGGGGCGCCTGCAGGCCACCGATCCTGAGACCCAGCGCGCCTTGGATGAAGCCCTGGCGCGTATTCGCCGCTTCTGCGGCTGGCACGTCAGTCCCGTCAGGGAAGAGACGCTCGTTGTTGATCGGCCAAACTCACACCTTCTGTTCCTCCCCACGCTGAAGATCGTCTCGCTGACATCTGTAGAGGTCGACGGCGAGCCCGTGGACGTCAATGACATCCGGTTCTCCCACAATGGACCTGGAACGTTGGCGTTCAAGGACAATCGCAACTGGTCGAGCACCTATGACAACGGGTTCGGCCAGGTCGAGGTCACTCTGCGACACGGTTTCAGCGCCGCGGAGGCCGCGGACTTCCGAGGGGAGGTCCTCAGATTGATCGATTCCGCCACCATCAGCATCGGCACCGGCGGTCAAGGCCCGCTGATGGAGAAGACGGTTGACGACGTCACCTACCGCTGGTCGGGCATGGTCGACAGGAGCTGGGGCATCGCGAAGAACCCGCTCAACGAATCCGTCTTGTATCAGTACAGGATTCTGCCCTTCGCATGAGCTTCGGCAATCAGACGGTGACGGTCGTGATCGTCACCGGGGACGATGATGTCCGCGACCGGTACAACAACCCGCAAGAGGTTCGTACCGAAGTGACGATCACCGGTTGCCGGTTCCGCCCCATGACCGCCAAGGAGAAGCAGGAACTCGGCGACATCGCAACCGAGCCATGGAAACTCACCGCGCCCCCGGTTCCTGGGCTTCTCGCTGCCCGTGCAATCGATGAGATCAGGTACAAGGGCACCACGTACCAGATCATCGGCGGCGTACGCCCTTACACCGATTTCACCGAGCACGTCTACAAGGTCACCGTTGTGTGCGAAAGGACGATCTCGTAATGCCGAAGTACAAGACCAAGATTCGCGTCAACATGCGCGAGATCCGCAAGGAGTTCGAGAACCAGCTCTCGAAGAGTAAGGCATTCCGGCGCGAGGTTCGCGACTTCGTCGACGACGTCTATGACACATGGCACAAGACCTGGGATCGCCAGCGAGAGGGCAAGCTCGCTAAGCAGCTCGGCATTCCGCACCCGTACCAGACCGGCAACTACAAGGCGCACATCAAGAAGAAGCGTGTAACCCTTGCCACCCGTCTGGGCTTCGGCAAGTTGTACCGCTCAGGCCTACCCATCGGCCAGGTCTACAACGACTCACGGGTCGCGCACTGGATCGAGTACGGCACCGGCCCCGACAAGCCCGGTAGCCGTTCTCCGTGGGGGCCGAACACCCCGACGCCCGAGTTCGCGACGATGCGCAAGACCTGGGCGAAGATGCACGGCAGGCGATTCCGCGTGAGGCGGTCGCGATGACCGTGATGTATGACTGGGCGCCGCCAGACGGCGTCGAGGTTCTGATCAAGTGGCTCAGTTATCTGGGCGAGACGCGGGATGCACGCCCAAGTGGCGAGGTGCTGCCGTACCGCATGGTGCATCGCATCGACGGCGGTGACGACGGAATCACCGATTCCGGCGAGTACTCCATCCACACCTTCGCCGCCAAGAAGCCTGAGGCGCAGGAGGAGGCGATGAAGACCCATCGCCGGCTGTACGCCCTCGCCGGTCGCTTCGCTGGGCAGCAGAAGGTCGCGCTCGACAGCGGCCTGATCGTGGTCGCTGACGACATCGAAACCATCGAAGGTCCCCGCTGGGTCCAGTGGGACGACCGCAACTCCATTCACCGCTACGTGGGTACGTACCGCGTCGATTTCAGATTCGTTGCGGCGTAAGAAAGGAAAGCACAAACAACAATGGCCAAGGCCAAGTACCGCACCCTGGAGCCGGTGACTTTCGTCAACGACGCCGGCAAGGCCGTTTCCGTCAACGCCGGTCGAGAGATCGAGCTGACCGAAGCTCAGGCGAAGGCCCTCGCCGGCAAGGTTGAGTCGCTCGTTGACACCGCGGCTGGCTCGATGTTCCCCGACGGGTCTCCCGTCATCGATCCCACCATTGTTCGCACCGTTCCGGCTACCCCGGTCGCCGGTGAGGCGGTCGAACCCGAGCCCGTTGCACCGGCCAAGCCCGCCGTGAAGGTCGAGGCTCCGAAGAACGACCCCAAGACCAAGTCCAACTAGAGCATCTGCCGCCCTGCTACAGGGCACAAGCGTTGCGTCACAATCGCATACGAAAGGAACGTAGTTAAATGGCCCTGCCTGCAACTGGCGGAACCTATGCGGCCACGCTCCAGCCTGGGATCAACCCCCTGGCTATCCGCAAGGCCATCATCACCGACATCCTGATTCGTGACTACCTGAATCCAGACGGGACGGTCCACGACCTGTCGCACCCCGATGCCGGCCTGAATGATGACGGCTACTTCAGCCCGTTCGCCGAAGACGGCAAGCTTCGCACCGACCTGCTGATCACCGCTACCGGCTCAAACCTCGGTTTCTATCACCTCGGCGCTCTGCACGAGGACGGCACCGAGATGGGTTACAACACCGACGTCGCCGACACGATGATCGCCCAGTCGAAGCGAGCCGTTCGATTCGACGTGACGGCCGACAACGACGTGATCACCATCCGGGCGATGGAGGGCAACCCCATCGTTGACGCTCTGCGTTACGACCTGCCCCTGCACAACCTGCCCGACCTCGGCCAGGCCGGTTACACCATCGCCAAGGACGCCGAGACCGCGCTGGTTGAGCGCCAGGTGATCGCGCTCGGCTTCGACGGCGACAACCTGTTCGCGCAGACGTTCCCGCGCATGGCCCTGCGGTCCCGCGGCAACTCGAACTGGAACAAGGCCGACGTCGATGTGATGGAGATCGAGCTGGGTGCGCTGCTCTGCCCGCACGTCGGCAAGCCCGCCCTGTTCCACCGCGAGGGTCTTGCCTGGCGCGGCCTGCAGGGTGCGCCGGTCTTCAGCGCCAAGCCGACGGCGTCCGCCCTGGCTGGCGAGAAGGCGACCATCCAGTTCAGCAAGCCGACCTCGAAGTCGTCTTCGTACGAGTACGAGGTGGAGAAGTCCAACGACAGCACCGCCTGGACGCCGGCGACCATCGACAGCGTAACCGGCACCTCGACGATCACCATCACGGTCTCGGGCATCACCGCCTCGCAGACCTGGTACTTCCGCGTCAAGGCGACCGGTACCAATGCGATGTCGACCACTTCGCAGGTCACGACCTCCATCGTCGGCATCTCCTAATCCCCTCTGTGAAAGGCCCCATCTTCACCGGTGAGTGAATTTGGGGCCTTTTCCACATCTGTTTAGCCACCCGCGGGGGTGGGTGTGGGCTGTGCCCACCCCTGGCGGGCTCCAACAGCCCAACAGCCCCAGATCTTTTAAAGGAGAACCTTTTTCATGCCTCGTCAGACTCGCACTGTGCAGGAAGCGAAGGAGCAGGCCGCGGAGTACTTCGGGTTCACCGCGAGCGTCTGCATCGAGCTGGACAACGGCAAGGTCTTCGAGATCCCCAATCCCGGCTTGATGGATGACGATCAGCTCGCTCGCTGGGAGGCCCTGCAGTTCGAACTGGAGAAGTGCGACCGCGAGCCCGACGTTGTCATTCCCGCTCACACTCTGGAGGACGGCACCGTCATCCCCGAGCGGGTCATCAAGGGGGACATCCTTCTTCCGCACCGGATCAACGGGGAACTGCTCACGCCGCCGTACAACGTCCGCCTGGCCATCGCCCTGTTCGGCGAGGAGGGCTACAAGGAGTACAAGGCCGGCGGCGGTATCGCCAACCAGATCGCGCTCGAGTGGGCTCGTATGAACAAGGAGTACCAGGAGCGTGTTGCGGCCGACACCAAAAGTGTCGGAAGCGTTGGGTCGCTGGAAGCTGTTCCCTCGGGAGATTGAGTCCGACCTCAGCCTTTATCACCGGCGGGACATCGGGGAGTGGTTCGAGGGGAGGATGAGTAGCCGCAAGCTGCTCACCCTCCTCGACGGCTTGCCGTCGGATTCCTGGTACAAGATCAGCGTCGAAGCCTTTCTGAAGGAGTACGCCGAAGAGCAGGAACGCCTGCACCGGCAAGACGTCAAGAGCGTCATCTTCGCCCAACTTCAAGGGCAGATCCTCGAACCCGCAAAAACTGAATAAAGGAGGCGCGCATGGCAATTCGCCTTGACATGCTGCTGTTCGCCAAGATTCACGAGCGGCAACAGCGCAAGGTCGAGCAGGACTTTGTCAACCGCTTCACCGAACTGGGTCAGAAGGCAGCAGACGAACTCATCGAGGGCGTCGACAAGGCCGCGCCCCGCGTTCGGAAGGCGATGCACCGTGCGGCCGATGCCACCATCGACTACGGGCGCAAGCTTCAGGCTGCCAGCAAGGCCAACCGGGAGTTCGCCGAAACCTCCGAGCAGGTCGAGAGGTCGCAGCAGAACCTCGGCACCCTCTATGCGCGCAATAAGCAACTCGCGAACGACCTGGAGCGCCAGGAAGGCAAGCTCGATGACGCACGCAAGTCGGCCCAACGGCAGGCGCGTGCAATCGCAACCCGCGAGGAGAACCTCCGCAAGAAGCGCGCCGAACACGCCGAGACCGCGGAGAAGTTGCGCCTCAAGGAGCTTGACCTCAAGCAGATCCGCCTCGACCACGGGAGCCGGTCGAAGAAGGCTCTTGAGTTCGAGAAGCGGCTCATGCCCCTGCGGCGCCAGAATGCGCGAGAGATTGGCTGGATCGCCCGCAAGGAATCCGAGCTCAAAGAGGCGAAAGCCGAACTCGACAAGCGCAATGCGGCCGTTCGGGCCATTGAGGAAGATATCGACCTGCTCCGCAAGGAGCAGAAGGCGACGGTCACCGACCTGACCAATGAAGAGCAGAAGCTCATCAAGACTCGCGAGCGGCAGACCGCGCTTGACCAGGAGGTCAAGCGTCTCAACGAGGAGGTCACACGGTCGAACCGTCGGCGCGAGGAGTCGATCCGCAGCCTAGCTGAAGCCGAGCGCGACGAGATTCGCCGCGCAGAGGAGGCCGCCCGCAAACGGGCCAAAGACAAGGACAAGGCCAAAGGCCTCGGCGTGGTCGGCAATATGCTCACCGACCTGCCCTTCGTGCCGAGTGGTCGAGCTGGCGCCTGGATCGGTGGCGGCATGCTCATGGTCATGGCGAGCGCCATGGAAGGGCTCGTCACGGCCAGTCAGTCGGTGGCCACCCTGCCCGCGATTCTCGCCGCAGCTGGCGCCGGCATCGGCACGCTGGCTCTTGGCCTTCAGGGCTTTGGCGACACCATCAAGGAGATCGGCGACCCTGAGAAGTTCGCCGAAGCGATCCAAAGCCTGTCACCGGCAGCGCAGCAGGCCGCACTTGAAATCCAGTACCTCGTCCAGGGGCCGTTGCAGGAGCTCAAGAACATCACCCAGGAGACGCTGTTTGCCGGGGTGGCTGAAGAGCTCCACAACTTCACGAATCAGTACCTGCCGCAGGTTCAGCACATGACGACCGGCATCGCCGGGGCGTTCAACGACATGTTCAGTAATGCGCTGAACCAGTTGATGACTCCCGACACCGCGGACTCGATGGCAGTGCTGATGAACAACATCGTCAAGTTCTTCCAGAACATGGCACCGGCGGTGGGTCCGTTTGTCGACGCGTTCGTCAAGCTGACTGAGACTGGCTCGAAGTTCCTCCCCGGCTTTGGCAAGTCCATCACTGAGATGGCTGAGAACTTCAACAAGTTCATCACCCAGGCTCAACGGGACGGCACGCTTGAGAACTTCATGAAGAAGGGCCTCGAGGCAGCCAAAGCCGTGGGCGATGTCATCTGGGACATCGGCAAGCGCCTTTACGAGACCTTCGGCAACAAGGGGCCTGAAGACTTCAAGCAGATGCTCGACGACATCGTCTCTGCGGCTTTCGGCCTCATTGACGCGATTACCGGCGTCTCGCGGGCGCTCAATGACGTCCTGAAGATCGTTCAGCCGATTGTCGACCTGATGGGCGGCTGGGAAGACGTCGTCAAGCGAATCCTCGAACTCTGGGTCGGCTGGAACGCGGTCAAGTTCACCGGCCTGCTCACAGGACTCAACACCGTCTCCGACACGCTCGGCGTCGTTGGCCCCGGCGGTAAGGGCGGCAAGGGCATTCTCGGCAAGCTCGCCACGGCGGTCGGCCTGATGGGCTTGATGGACCAGACCTTCACCCAGGGTTCTGGCAACGTCTTCGGTGGCATGGCTCAGGGCGCGATGAATGGCGCGATGGCCGGCGCCATCTTCGGTTGGCCGGGTGCTGCTGTCGGTGCCGCTGCGGGCACCGTCTACGGTGCGGGCGACGCCATCATCGATGCTGAAGCCAAGAAGCGCCGGGAGCAGGAAGCCCGTGACCGCGAATTCCGCTCCAACATGGGCATTCTCGAGGCGCAGGGCTATAAGCCGAACAACCCGTTGGACCCCAAGTCATTTGCGGGTCAGGCCAGCGACAATAAGCCGACCCCCGGTCGGGTCGACGCGAACAAGGACGCCATCGGCAACATCCTTGATATCGTCACAACCCCGACTGGCCAGCATGGTCCGCCGCCAGACGCTGGATTGCCACCGTGGGCTGAGCGGCCAGTTCCGGCGCCGCCGGTCGATGATTCGGGCTCGAAGAGGGACAAGCTCAACGAGTATCTGTCGAATCTGAACCCGACCGACTTCATGCCGACCATGCCGACAGGGGGGATGCCGATGATGGCGGTTCCCGCCGCGGGCGGTGTCCCGATGATGACGCCGCCAATGGCTGCGCCGGCTGTGGGTCCTGGCCCGATGGGCGTCAATCCTGGCATCGCCCAGCTTGCCCAGATCGCTAAGCAGTTCGGCCTGGAGTTGACGTCGGGCAAGACGGGTCGTGAAGGGGAGACCGGTTCGCACCACTCGACCGGCAACGCTGGCGACTTCTCCAACGGGTCGGCGCCAACTCCGCAGATGCGTGCGTTCGCCGAGTATGTGGCGCAGAACTTCGCGCCGTTCATCAAGGAGCTCATCTACACCGACGATCAGGGTGGGGTGAACCTCTACAACGGTAAGCCGCACACCTACTCGGCGGGCACACAGGCCCAGCACCGCAACCACGTCCACGTCGCGCTCACTGAGCAGGCGGCGATGGGCGCGCTGACGCCGATGCCGCCGTTGCAGTACGGCACCGGTGGGCAACCCTACGCGCAGCCTGGCTGGGGCTATTACGACGTCGATCCGGTCGGGGTCATGAAGGCTCAGCACCGCCTGGAGCGCGAGGCCCACGACGTCGCCCTGGCGCGAATGGAGCTGCAGGCCAAGCGAGACCTTGGCTACACGTTGCATGAGATCCGCGAAGCCGAGAACAAGGTCAAGGAAGAAGAAATCCAGTGGATGGAGGCCTACCAGGAC